GGATTCTCAGGAATGACTGAGGCTGCTCTTGGAGAGAGATTGCCTTGAAAGACAGGGGGGGTAGACTGCTGACCTAAAAAAAGGGCCTCACTACGCTTTCCTTTGCTGCTATTGCACCTGCGGCAACAAGCAACAAGGTTGTCCAGATCATCTGTTCCCCCTAGAACGCGTGGTTGTATATGATCCACCTCATTTGCTGGCTCTCCACAATACGCACATATATAGCAGTCACGCCTTAATACTACTAAGCGTTGTTGCTTCCATTTAAACGAACCTAAATGCTTGTTACCCATCAATGCCAGCCCTTGCTCTTGAAGTGATTGAGTGCATTACACATAGAACCATACCTCGCATAAGAGTAACGTATTCCCCATTTAACTTGTGCGATTGGGTTAGCAGTCTTAAGGTATATAGATCGTCCTTGTGGTATCCCATAATGTGGGCCGTTCTTTGCTTCACTTCTCCAATTACTTTCTTTGGTATAAAGAGTTAAAGCGCATTTATATTGAGTATAGGGAAGGTTGGCCTTTGCATAGGCTTTAGGTGTTTGTTGTATTTGTATTCCATCGTGTATTGGTGCTGATGCATTAGCCGCGCTAATGAATAGTATCCCCAGGACACTTACTACTGCGCAAGCGATCCGCGCTGCGGCTTGCGCTAAGTGCCTGAAGCACTTTAGCAAGTTAAGTGTAATGGCCCATCGTGTATTGATTGACATTGAGCGTTCTCCTTCGGCGTGTCATCTCATATATTGAGACGAATTGCTTAACGGTTATCGGTCTTGTAAAAGCCCTTCCCACGAAATACGACTGCAGGTGCAGTCCAAATGCGTGTCATAGTTCCCCCACAGCTACATTTAATACTCTCTGGGTTATCGGTGATCTCCAAAATTGCGTTGCATAGATTGCAACTGTAATCAAATCTAGGCACTAGCGAACTCTATTAATCTCTGAGTTTCTGAGAGCTTCGGCGTTATCCTGGCCAAATGCAAAGAGAGCAACTGGCATGAATATTCCCATCGTTCCTTCGTCTCTATGCTCGAACTTCATATTCTGTGGCATAGGGACAACCGCATCAGCATGATTCCAGATATTGATAAACCAACGCGCCTTAGAGAAGGGAAGTAGCGCAATGCCATTGTCATGATTCATGAACTTCTCTACCCAGGGAGTTGGTAGGGAATACGGTGGATTCATCCACACACGGCCTTTCCATTCCTGGGCCAAGCCGTCTATTGCCAGGTGGTAGTGAGTCTTAGCTGGAAGCCAGGGAACGCCTGCCTCAGGCGCGCATACATCCACGTCAAACTCTAAGCCTAGCGTTTCAAATAACCATTTCGGCGTGTAGTAATCATCCTTCGGTTTGTATTCCTTCGAACTTCGGCTTTTCGCTGTCATTTGTGAACCTAACTATGGCCTCAGCCATTCTCTGGGGACTCTCTGGTAGTCCGTATTCGTATCTACTCCACAGGAACTTTGCAAGTTCTGCAATCTGTTCCCATGATGATCCAACTGCCACATTGTTTGCATCTGTCTGGTTCATTATTGGGTGCTTTCTCTTGAAGGATTGACATCAAATCCCCTAAACGCATAAAGGCTAAATACTCCCCTGCGTTCTCGCCTTGTCCATTGCAACGGCTAACTACGAATGCAACTTTACCATTTTTATTAGTCTCTGCCTGTTTTATCCAAGCAAGCGGCTGGAAGTCGGATCGTGCTTTAATCTCTATTGAGAAGGGTATCCCTGTTATATCCTCACCGTTTCTACCTGCCCCTGTAGATTCGGCAAAGGGATACCACTGTCTCAACCACTCAGCTACGACGCGCTGCGTTCTGTAGCCTCTGTGTTTGCGATGATTAGCCATTGACGGTATGGCATTTCTCGCATTGCCATTGAAGCGGTGATATACTCACGGTCCAAACACCTTCATCTTGATCAGGGATGTTGTTACACATTTGGCACACCAGCAACGGCACTTCTCCGTAAAACTCAGACGTGCCGTCTGGTCTTATTATTTGTAAATAACCCATTTATTCCACCCCCTCAGGTAGCCTAAACTTTCCTGTTGTTTTTGATAACACATACCAAATTGCTTGACATTGTTCAGATTTAGGTAGTCGTGAATCTGCACAATAAGCGCCACGCCAAGCCCTGCCGTTAGTAATGCCTGACTTTGTAGTCCTTTGTCCGTGGGAACAAGTCGGTATTGGTTCGGCCTCGCCGATTGATTGCGCGACTACCTCAGCTGCATCGTTTAGCGTCACAACTGGTTGGATTCGTTTTTCACTAACAAACTCATCCCAAGTATTGTTTATGGCTAAGGGTGCATTTGCAATAGCTTCACTTCTTTCGTCATTCGTGACTCTGTTTACTTTTGCCATTTCTTCGCGGGAAGGACGCTTTTTAGTCGCGAATCCGCCAGTCGCAAGAGCGCGGCCGATTGCCGAAGTAGAGCATCGTTCAAGCGCAAATTCAGCAAGCGAAGTTTCGGGTTTAAATGATTCTGCCGCCAGATCGGTCGCATAAGGCTTTGTGTCAGCCTCAGTCCTAAATACGCGAGCCTCAACAATAAAACGACCTGCACCCGCTTCCAGTAATTCAGTCTCAATCCTTCCATCAGGGAACTCCTTCCAAAACTTAGTTATTCTTTCTTCAACTGTTTCATAATCGTTCAGGTTAAATGCCATCTACTTCTCCTTCGGTTGCGAGCATTCCAGCGAGTGCGATATATGCACACGCGTCAATGTATGAATCGATATAGTGAGGACTTTCTTGGATTCGTGCGAGTTTAACTTCAACGAGTGCCAAACATGCCTGGTAATCTGCGATTGGCGTGTCGAGCAGTTGTTGTAGTCGCAATGCAATCCTTGTTTGATTGACTCTTGGGTGGCCGTAGATTGCGCCTCTATCAGAGATAACATCTGTTGCGCTCTGCAATATCTCTTTAGCGATCATTGCGCACTGGGACACGCATTAGAGATCGGCCCGCAATATAACCTTCACGCTTGCCGTTATTGAAGCCAGCCCAGTATGCGCAGAATCCTGCTAGTGGTGGCATTGTGATAGCAAATAACAAAGATAGCGCGTTGAGTTCAATCATTATGCAGCCACCCTTGCTGCGTGGAAGTCATAACCAGTTATGAAGCACCATTGTTCGGTTGCTTCGTCAAAAGAAGTTACTGCAAAATGACCGCGTTGGTTAAGAAAGTCACGGCAAAGTATAAGACTGGCGTAATTCTCAACCCAGTATATGTGGCCGTTTTTAACTTCTATCGGAAAGTCGAACCGCGCTTCTTGATCGCGCCATGCTTCGATGTCCCAGTCCATTGCCATTTCAAATAAGTGTTCAAAATCCTGCGTTGTGATGTCCATTTTTAGCCCTTCTTGTCGGCTACTGTGCTTCGCCAACAAGTTAAGGGTCGCACTAAGTCAAGGCTAAATCAATCTAAAACAGGCATATTTTGATAACGATTTGATAACGAAATCCTCTTCAAAACCTAGCCATTCCTCACCGCATAGGCTCTCAGCCATAGACTTTGCCTTCAAATATGAAGCTACCATCCTTCTCAATAGGCACAGCGATAGGCAAGACACGCTTACGATCCGTGTATATAACGCCAAATCCCGCCTGCCAGTTAAACGTGCCTTTGGTGTAATACGCCTGGCGTGTGTCCATCATGTGGCCTACTTCAAAGCCAGTCAATCTTGATACCTCTAAACCGCCTGAGGATTGCGTGTAAGAGGATATTCCCTGCCTGTGCGTATGTCCACAGACTACGCTCTTTCCGTGGCGTTTCGAGGCTTCTAGGGCCGTTATACCCCCTTGTGGCTTTATGCCTTGCTCATCGCCATGCACCATAATCCAGTTAGTGCCTGGTATCTGGTAAGGCTGCCTGTGATAGGTAATACCCAGTTCGGGTAGTTTCAAGAAGTTTTCAATCTCCAACTCTGGTGCGCCTATGAGTCCAGGCAACCTATTGGATAGGGCGTTAAATAACCTAGCCCCATGATTGCTACGAGAGAGCTGAGTGATTTGCAAGTCATACATGACATCAACACACATATCACGGTCTTTGCCTATTGTCTTGGAATGCTCATCAAAGCCCGAACTCCAACGCGATATTGTCTGGAAGTCCATTTCGTCCCCAACGCATATAACTTCATCGGGCTTGAACTTGCGGATAAAGGCTGAGACGTTGGCTACGGCCCTGGGCGAGTGAAAGGGAACTTGAAGGTCACTGATCACTACGATTTTCAAGGTTAGTCCTCGTCATCCTCGTAGTAGCCAGGTTGTTCTGGCAACCAATTGGGCGTGGGTAATATCGTAGCGGGATAGGTTTGCGGTGCGGTTATTAAAAAGAGTGCATGATCGCAGCTAAATCCAGCGCGTCTTAGGCTCTTATAATATTCATTTAAGCCAATACAATATTGATCCAGGGCTGAGTAATCTGTAACGTCGATTACTTTTCTGCGACTCATGGTTAAATTATCGCTCTAGGAGTATGTTGTAAATCTCATCGACACGCGAGTTGAGTCGTTTAATTTCGCCAAGTAAATGCGTGATTACATAGCCCGACAAGCCACCAATGACCGATACCGTGGCAATGTAAAGCGTGAAGAAGTCTTGTTGGTTCACTTCTGAATAACTAACGTGGAAAGGTTAGACGTGCCAGCAGAAGTAACAGCATAGATAGCGTTGCCGTGATTCTGGATTACAACCTTATCGCCGTTGTCCATGCGATAGCCATTAGCAACAGTTACATCTGCGCCACCAAGATACAAAGTGCCTGATGATGAGTGAAAGTGGACTTCCTCTGCGGCCTGGTCATCAGCTACTACTACTGATCGCGTGGTTGTTACCGTGTAGTTTGCGCTGGAGATTGTCATTTTTTAGGGGTCGCATATCCAAAGACTCCAGCAAGGATAGCCCAGAGAACTGCGCGGTAGTCGAGCGAGAAGTTACTGGCTGCCCACGCAGCTAGAAACGCGCCTGACATCAGGAAATAAGGATTTTTCATTACTTGCCCCTTAGCATAGGTATTTCAAATATAGAACCATCATTGTCAGCCTTGCCCTTATTGAAGGAGATGTGGATATGGCTGGTGTGTGGATTAATTCCTGTGTATTTACGCCATTTCCAGTTAAGGATTCGACTAGCAATCTTTTGATTGTGTATGACATAAGAAACTCGTTTAGCAGGATCAGACTTTGCAAATGCACGAATCTGATTTGCAAGGTAGATACTTTCAGATTTGTGGTCTGTGAGGTCTGCGTCCACATCAAGGGCGCGTACCCAGCCAGCAGCATCAGGCGTATGGTCTGATTTACTGTCGTGCTTAGAGTCTCCGATAGTGCCGTCAGTTCTACGGTCGCGGTTCGGATACGTGTCATCTATTTGTTCGCGCAGCTGAATTGCGCTTTTACTCAGGCGCGGCTTCATCTACAACCTTTGCTGGAATTATCCATTGGCAGGTTTGATCATTAAAACCTATTGAATTATCTGGTTTCGGTGGAATAAATGCGTCTTTGACTTCATCATAATAATAACCAATTCCTGCGTAATTTTTACGGATTTTGCCATTGTATGAAGTTTGAATCCATGTTCCACCAAGTCCTAAATCATTTGATAAAAACTCTGCGCCTTTGTCTTCTAAATCATTTGAAACAACAAGAACTTGTAAAACTATGTTATTTTCATCTATTTCAGCAAAGTGAGCCATTAGAAAGTTACACTCCCTGATCCTGTCCATTGGTAAATTCTATAACCACCAGCAGTTGTAATTGTTGGTGATCCAGTTGTTGCAGTTGCTAGTGCAAAAGTATCTGGATAGCGGATAACAACAAAGCCTGATCCACCTGCGCCGCCTGTGCGAGCTGTTGGGCCACCGCCACCACCGCCGCCACCGCCAGTATTGACTGTTCCCGCAGTTCCGTTTGAACTAGCGTTTCCACCAGCACCACCGCCACCTGTTCCACCTGCACCGCCTGTTGCGTTGTAGCCACCTTGACCACCGCCGCCAGAATAACTAACTGAACTTCCAGTTATTGAACTTGCAGTTCCATTGCCGCCCTTGCCAAAAGTAGATGTTCCATTTCCATTTGCACCAACTTGAGATGCACCACCGCCGCCACCGCCAGTTCCACCTGTGTAACCTTCTACTGGTGAATAGCCACCTTGGTTACCAGAACCACCTGCACCTGATCCACCGCCGCCACCGCCAGAACCGCCTGCACCTGCGGCTTGGGCTTCATAAGAACCAAATCCACCACCAGTTGCAGTAATTGTTGAGAAAACCGAGTTAGAACCTTTTGTTCCATTTGTGGGAGTTGTTGATCCAGCATTACCACCGCCACCAACTGTAACTGTTAGTGAAACACCAGCAGTTACTGCAAAACCAGATGCAGTTCTGTAACCACCAGCACCGCCGCCACCGCCAGCGGAATAACTTGCGCCTGTGCCACCGCCGCCACCGCCACCAGCAACAACAAGATATTCAACTGTTGTGGGTTTGCTTAATGGAGCTGCGTTTATGATACTAGATATGGCGTTACCAATCATTAGGCGATAGCACCAACCACATACCAAGTATCTGTTGCAGTCTTAATGCAAGCAGCAGTTTTATATTGTGCAAGAGTAGGAGATGCGGCAGTTGCACCAGCAGATAGAACCGTAGTTGTGCCTGAAGTAGTTGCGCTAATCGTGCAAAGTCCTGCACCTTTGTTTAAGATAGTAATGACTGTGCCTACTGGAAAGGCCACAGAAGCATTAGTAGGAATCTTGAACGCAGTTGCTGTTGCGCTGTTAATAGGCACTAAAACCTGATAAGCGTCATCTAAAACAGCTGTATAGGTAGCCGCAGTTGAATCTGCATCAACTGTAAAGGTTACTAACCCGTTATACATTGCAGCTGATAAAACGTCTCCAGTTACTGCTGGAAATCCTGTTGCCATTTATTACCCCTTAATAAGTCATTACTGACGAGCCGATTATACCGTATAAACTGCTCCCAATCAGGAAACCATCTACGATAGGTTCTGACGTTACAAACGTGGTATTCCAACTGTTCGGTGTTATCTCGTGTCGGATTCCCATACATTGCAAAGTCTTTTGGATAGTAGTGCCATCTTGGGCCACGTTGGTTATGGCCATTGTGTCGAAGAAATCTAAGTTAAGCGCAGCTGAAATGCCTGCTGTGTAGTCTGGGGTGTTTAGATCAAGAGTTATTTCATTTATGCGGATTGTGGTTTCGGCGCGTGTGCTGACATAGGTTCGCGCTATGTTTAAAGCTTCGGCATCGGTCTCTACTACTAAATCCGAGTAATTAACTGAATGTGGAAAATACTTCGTAATTGAAGCAGCATTGCTGGCGGTCTGAGCTGTGCCGCCTGTGCGAGTAATAGAAGCCTGATTAATAATCAATTTGTCATCAAAAGCAAAGACTATGTTCTTGTAACCTATGCCTGACCCATCATTAGCGAAAGTAGTCGGATTCTGACCCGACTTAGAGACAATAAAACTGCGCTCATCAAATACCGCATTACCGCCAGGGCTTACATAGAATGCCCCTTGTTCACTAAATTCAACGTTTTTGATGGCAGATAAAGAAGTGCGAGCTGTGGCTGGATCAACTTGAACTGTCGAGTCTCCAGTATTTATATCTCGCATGGATGTAGGCCAAGACACGGTATCCAAAATATCGTCAATACGTGCGCCTGTTGTCTGACCTGCTGAACTGCCTGTAACAGTAGTTATATTTGCCATGTTGAACAAACGGAAAGCATCGCTACACTCTATATCTACGAAGCCGATTTCCTGGTCTTTAGGATAATTGTAATTATACGCTGTTGTATATCCTGAGAACAGATATACCCCATCACCTAATACGCGCATCTTGCGCAAGGGAATTAACTTGCCGAAGTAGGGTGAGGCAGGGTTCTGGGGATTCCACGCGCCTGTTGGATCATAAACTCTGATAGTGGCTGTGCCAGCCTGAAACTGGTCTTGCAATAAGTCATAACCGCGTCTAATGCTTATCTTTAAAACTTGATCAGATATATCTACAATATCGGCTGTTGAGTCTGCCAATACGTTTGTGCCTAATATGCCGTGTGCAGGATCGCCAATAGTAAATGGGTAACCAAATATAGGCCCATTACTAAAGTCAAAAGTTACACCTACAACAACAGGATAAGTCACTAGAAGCCTGTGCCAGTTCTTTGGAAATTGTTAGAGTTGCCGTTAGCTGCGTTGGCTACTACCGCCGCTGAGATACCGTATTGTGCGGCTGAAGGATCAATAGATACCACTACGTTCGTCATTGAGTTTGCAGCATTAGGTCTAGCAAAGGCATCCTGGTAATTCATGGCTGAATTTGAGTAAACGTCATTGAATGAATTTGCAGTTCCTGGGCCTCTAGCAAACGCATCGACGTAACCTGCTACGCTACTTGGATTCGTCAACACAGGCACTGCTACCTTAGGCGCGCCAAGCAATTCAAGTTCTTTCCTAAGTTGTTGCAAAGCCGCTAGAGCCGCAATGAGCGAATCTGTGAAACCACCAAGAGGATTAGTTGAGGATAACTTCATTGCTGCTATTTGAGAGGATAGGAGTTGTTGTGCCAAGTTGCCAGCCTCAGTCGAGTTACCCAGAAGGATTGCTTGCTGGAGTTTAAGTCTAAGAGTTTCGTCGGCAGTTACCTTGCCCATAAGCGCGGCTGTGTTCTGGATTAAATCCATGTTCATTACTGCTGAGGCTTTATCAAGGACGGCTTTTGCTTTTGCTAATGCCGTCTGTTCTTTTAATGCCTTTGTCTGTTTTAACAGCATTGCCGCTAATTCCTTTTGGCGTTTTGCAGCATCTTTGTCTTGTTTGATACGTTGCTGTTGTAATTTAACAAACCCAGGAGTTAGACCAGGGTTAATTTGGGACATTGGGTCATAAGTAGTCGGTGCTTTTCCATAAAGAAAATCAAACAAAGGATTAGACTTATTGCCTGTTCTTGCTCTGCCTTTGGCTTCAGTTAATGCACTTAAGGCAGGATCGGTCAATTTACCTATAAGTTTGCCCATTTCAATAATAGCCAAACTGATGCTTGCAGCCATGTTATCTATGGCGTTTGTCGCGTCTTTAATGCCGTGGTCTTGACCGACCACCGACTGTAATGCTGTAACTAAACCTTTACCAATAGTTTCTTTGGCATTGTTTGAGGCTATCGTTAATGCGTCAATCTTGCCCGAATAGGTCTCAGCAGCTAAGGAAGCCTGGCCCGCAAATCTCTTCGTAATAAGTTGTTGAAGTTCGTCAAAAGATTTGGCAGCTAATTCAGCCTTAGTTAAACCTAACTTGTATTTATTTAGACCTCTAGTATTTCCCACATAGGCCTGAGTTAAATCATTAACCGTGGTGCTTAAATCTACGCCCGCGCCTGCAGAAGCATTTAATGCGACATTTAATAATTCCTTAGACTTTGTATATGACTGAGTAGTTGAAATCAACTTGCTAAATGCAGGGCGCAACAAGTCATCAGCCACGTGGAATGTCTTTTCCAATCCCGCAATGAGAGTTTCCACGTTGGTCGTTTCATAAGCCATGCCCAAGTTAGTAACTGTTCGTGCTAATTGTTGCGCTGCTTTGTCATCTGCAACGAATTCTTTTACTGATGCCTTGCCAAAACGAAAAGCCTTTTGCGCACCAGCCAGGCCAACATAGGCTTTTGCAAGTGTTTTAACTCCCGCGCTAAGTCCTAGAACATCTTTATTGGCTTTGTTAAATGCTGGTTTTCCCTTGTAATCAGCACCAATGCCGACTACTAAATCAACTCTGGCCACTATGCGCCCCGCCTATTCTTAAAATTCTTGGCTGCATTCTCTAATGCTTTAATAACCGCCGCAGTTGCTTTGCCTTGATCTCTATTCCATGCAGCAAACATGGCGCGACCTTGCAGTCTGCCTTTGCCTTCCATTGAACCTAAAGCCTGTGCAAAATTGGGTCTGCTTGATTTTTTTGTGCCTGGCGCACCCACTCCAGCACGTTCATATATCGCACCTATGGCAGACTTGTTATGTATAGAAGCTGCATAAGAAAACCCACGATAATTGGGTTTAGTTGGTGTTGTTCTGAAACTAATGCCGCGCTTGGCAATCTTTGAATCCCATGTCGGGAATGTAGCTTCACTCATGGCTCTTGGCCGCCACCCAGATAAAGGACTAACAGCTGGCACTAGATTACGAGCCTGTTGAACAATTGGCTTTAACGCAGCGGCCATTTCTTTTTGTGTTTCTTTGGCTAAGTCAGGTTCAAAGTTTTTTAACGCGTAGCGAAGTTCTTTAACGCCTTTTATTTGCGTTGCCATCCTTCATCTCCTTCGCCCTATCTTTCAAAGCCATTAAATAAGTCTTGAACATTCGCACATCCATATCTATAAAGGATTGTGCAGGAATCCCTGTCTCTATACTCATTCGTGCAATGAGGTAGTGAAGGGATTCCTTACTTAACCCAGGGGGTCATCATCAAGAACTTCCACACGCACCAGCGTATCTAAGAAGGATGCGCCAAAAGGAGTTACGGTTTCTCCCGATCTGCGGATACATTCCCAAGCCAGCCAATATACATCCGACTGCTTCTCATCCTCACGGAAGGCCTTATGCAGACCTTTTTTTGCATAGACTTCAAATGCGAATTCTATTGCTGGCGTGATTGCGTGAGTGGTATCGCTACCATCCACCCTTACGATTCTTAACTTTGCCATTTTAGCCCTTTTCTTTAGTAGTTAGTTTAGAACGCTGTTGATGATGATGGAACAATCTTGCTGTTACAAGTAAATGTAATATCAAGTGTTGCTTCATCTGCTACTGCGCCGTTAATGTCGGTTACATTGTCAATAAGCACTGTAGTCGCATATGTTTTATTTGTAGCGGATACTGCTGTTCCTTTTACCTGGATCATTGAAACAGGCACAGTAGTTCCCCATGCGTCTTGAATTGTTGCAAGAACGCTGCCTGCTGCAGTGTCATTCAGGAAGGAAACAGTGATGCTCGAAGCTTCCAATCCAGTAACGAATTTGTGTGCGGTATCGCCCATCGCGCTGACTTCGATTTGATCTGCCTGGCGATTAATTGTGATTGCCGTAACGTGATCACTGAGATCAATGCTGTTCAATTTAAATCCAACGTTATTGTTAAGAAAAATTGCCACGGTTTATTCCTCGTCTTTCTTTGCTGGTGCTTTAGGGGTGGATTCGATTTGACCAATCTTCTTCAAGAAAGCCAAATCCTCAGGTGTTAGATTAGTCATTTTTTATGTCCAACTCGTAAGTATGCTCAGACGGATTTCCGTCGTGAGAAGGTCTCCAGCAGTTGTATCAACTGATACTCCAGACACAGAGCCAATATTATATGATAAAGATGACGCAGCTAGTTTAGTAAACACGCCAACAATAAATTCCTCAATATCCATGAGCGAACCCTGGTTATCTAGGAGAGGTAAATAAAGTTTAATTCTAAAGTTTGCAAGCGGGGCAATAGTTATATGTTGATTATTGCTTGGAACAATGTAGGGATCATCTGGTTCAACCACGATTGAAAAGGCCAACGGACTGGCAGGTGGAAAACTAAAGACCTGCCATACCGTTGGATTACTTAAAGCCGTTGCAATGGTAGAACGGAGAGTAGTGACGGCTACTGTCATCCGACTAGTCCACTTGGGTTTAAGTAATTCGCAATCAGACCTCGAACTCTTGCCAGGAGAGTGTTACCCATTCTGTATGGTGAAGGGGTGAATCCATCTGGACTTACACCGCCAGCGTTACTTAACTGCCTGCTTTGCCAAATGTCCACCGCAATTAAAGTCGTGGCTTCTCTTATCTCTGGCACAGTTCCAAAATCTACGTTTGTTGTTGCAGCTACTGTGGCAAAAGGTTGGATTGGGTTTTTAACCTGGTTCGCGCCTGTGGCTGCGTAGGTTATTGAATAGTTATATGCGGTCAGCGAATAGTTTTGATAGTTCAAGGCTGATACCTGAGTTGCGCCGTTGATCTCAGTAATTGTCTTTGTGCCGTTGAACGGAGAACCCGCATTGGTAATGATTACGCTCTGGCCCACATACATTCCGTGCGGTTGTTGGAAGTAAAGAGTCGCAAAGTTATCTGTAAGGCTTCTTGCTGCAGCGTAATAATTGTTATACCAGAGATGGCCTTTAATAATATTTTCAGCCGCCTGGCAGACTTCCTCAACAACTGAATCTGAATAGAGAGTGCCAATACCAAGAACTGTGCGCAGTTCGGCTTGTGTGCAAAATGTGGCTGCCATGTTTTCCTCTCTAATTAAAATTGAAGGGGCTAAGGGCTACAAAGCCCCTTCAACACGTTTGCTAAGTGTTAGTTATGCAACCATCCACTTATATGCGCCTGTCGCAACCTTGGTGGCGATTGCTCCATAGCCATAATAGGCCACTGAAATTTGGCCCGAAGCGATTACATTAGCTTCCAGCTTAAAAGTTGGGCTTTCATACCATGTGTATGCATCTGGATTTACAACGATGATTGTTCCATCGCCTGTTCCTGAAAGGTTACGATCAACGTAAAGATTCAAACCATTGATTTGGCCGCGAAGCGATGTAACTGAAGCAGAACCACCAGCATTGACTGGATTAATTGCTGTGTAAATCGCTCTGTTTGTTGAATCCACGAGGCCCATAATTGCGCCCCATTGATCAGCAGATACAACAATGTTTTGCGCGAACCCAAGTGTGTTTGCGTAAACTGAAACTGCTGCGTCTGTTACGAAGTCGAGTAGGTTTGCTGCTGACATTGTGCGGTTTCCACCGTCTGTCGCTGCACCTGCAACTACTGTTGCAACACGTGCATCTGTTGCTTTAGCGTAAGCATATTCCATATTCTTAACAAGTTCTGAATAAAATGCTGGCGAACTTCTGTCAAGAATTTCTGTACTGAAGGTCTGTTGCCCCGCGAACTTCTGAACTGTAACTGAAAGATAACTGTCCTCAAGGTCTGTATTGCTTGGTGCTGCTTCTTCTGCAGTCACCGCGACTGTTGGAACTTGTGAAATCTTTGGAATTTCAAAGGTCATGCCCGCATCTGGAAGGACTCCACGAGAGATCGCATCAATGAACGGTCTGTCTGCATTTGCAAGTGGATTGATTACTTCTGTCAGTTGACGAGTTGGAACAAGTCCAGCGTTGTCAGTTGTATTTGCTGCGGCACGAAGATATTGACGTGCATCATTATCTCCGAATTGTGCGCGGATTGTGTTCTCTAAGAATTTTTCCTTAGTGAACTCAAGACGTGGTTCAGCGTAAAACGCTGCTGTTACTGTTGGGCGTGAGGCTTCAACCGCAGGGGTTTCTACAACAGCCTCAGGTGTTACGGCATCTGGAGTATCCAAGATGGCCTCACTTTCTGGTTGGGTTATTTCGCTTAGTGCTTCATCTACGGTTTCTGCCGCCGATGCTGCAACGCTAGTTACTGCTGCGGAATCGAAAGCGGCAGCCTGAACAAGGCTGGTTTCGAATAAGCGAGCAGAT